TGTCGGCATGGAAAAAGGCTCCATAGTTAAACGGATAGAATAAGAGTTTCCTAAACTCCAGATCCAGGTTCGATTCCTGGTGGAGCTACAAAGAATAGGGGCCTTTTGGCCCCTTTCTTGTTTACATTCTTTCTTGTCGCTTCGCCTGTTTCTTGGCTTTTGCTTCTTTTCTTTCTGTGCTCTTATCTTTATTTTCCTCTTTCCGCTTTGCCTTGTATTCTATGTATTCTCTCCAATCTCCAGACTCTTGACCGATTTGCTGTAAGTACTCTTTTTCTGTCCATGCCCTCATTTGTGCGATCTTTCTAGCTTTCTGAGCCAATCGTATAGGCTCTTCAGTCAACCCCCAAGACGACCACGCTGACCAGGCCAATTCTTGCATCAGCTCCCTGTCTTTTGGTAGATAGTACTTATATTCCTTCTTTTTGGTGTATGGGTTTTCGTACTCAAATTTTCCGCTTTTGGCTTCAGCAGTAATTCTCATTGGTTCAGCAAATCTATTATATGCAGACGCCATACCTCCGAACAATACTTCTATAGACGTTACATCCTTGTCCACATACATAAGGTCGCCTTCGTATCCAGACATATTGGCAACCTTGTTAACCAAATGCTCGTTAATGATTGGGTCGAGTAATGGTGGGGTTGGTTGCAATTCTGTAAAGATTGTTCCGATAACCTTCCACATATCTCCCATGTATTGATCACGCTTCTTGTTGAACTCAGCAGTAGCTTCCTCCTCGTCGTCTCCAGCCCATCTTGCAGCTAGGTAAGCCATAGAAGCTAAGCTCAATGCTTTGATAGACACGAAAGTGAAAATCTCAGCCAGAGCACCCATCATTGATGTGGTAGCAGCAACCTTTTCTTCTCCAGTAGCGGTCTTACTTGCCAAGATATTAGCGTCAGCAGATACACGTTGCTTCTGGTTTATGATAAAGGTAGAGAATGGCATAACCCACTTCCTGATCGTAGATGCTGATCCCCCCTGGAAGAACTCACCAGCCAACTTTGTATCAGATACGTTCTGCTGGCGATCGACCATAGCCTGAGCGTACTCAGCGGCCTCTTTGTCTACCTTGTGGTTTTTCCAGTCGAATGTGAATGTATTGGTTGCGTACCTTGCAGCAGCTCCACCCTCTTTCTTTGCCAAGAAATCAAGATAGTAGTTGATCCAAGATGCTTTAGCTACCGATACGTCAGGGCTCTCTACAACATACTTAATCTTCCATTCCAAGTATTTCTCAAGCTTGTCAACTCCCTTTCCAAAGATATTACCAGCTTCTTGTTGCAATGCGGTGTTAATCGTCATCAAGTCGGATGTAGACTGAACTCCTCGCAAGTTGATTCCGTATGGTTGTTTAGACAACCACTCGATAGCGTCAGGCGACATCATGACAGCTGGTACTCGTCCATTTGCGTTCAAAAATGTGTTTGCCATAACTGGTATTACCTGCTTGAGTGGCTGGAACACAGACGTCAATAGAGCGGTATGCGCCATCTTTACGACTCTATTCACTGCCTTTACAACTGGATCAGAAGCGGAGTACGCCCTGTTGTGGTCAGGAATATTTCTAGCCCTTCTCATGTAGTTGATGATCTTGTCTTCCATAACAGTCAAGTCAACGTCGTCGTTAAATGAATTCTTCCAACCATCGGTCTTCAAGAACTCTTTAACCTGGCGAGTTGCCTCGGCTGTGTATACGTCAACTAACATTGTCTCCATAGCGGTGAACATGTTAGTATCAAAGTTGAAACTTAATGCACGACCATTTGGCAACACCTTTGGCCTAGTGGCCTTTTTCAAGTTTCCGGCTTGCTGTGTGGGAACGAATTGACCAGAGAAGAAACCTTCATCGATATCAGTTGCCTCTATCCTACCAGTTCTAACCATTCTGTCTGGAGTGTACGATACGTCCTGGTCCAGGATAGTGTCATAAACTTCACGGCTAACAGCGTCCGCCTTCTCGTAGGCAGCTGCCCATTTTTCCTGCCAGAACTTAACAGCATCTACGTTTCTCTTGAAGTTGGGATCAGTAGACAAAGCTTCGATCTTCGCCAAGAATTCGTCGTAAGAATCAACATCTTCAGTCAATTGAGATATGGCAGCCATAGCTAACTTGGCCTGCTTTTTTACCCTTGGGTCCTTGTCCTTCAGAGACACTTCAGCTGACTGTTTAGCAATCTCGACCCTCCTTTTAAATTCTACATTCTGATTAGCTGTGCTAGACATTACGTTACGCAACAGTGTAGCCAACACGCCACGTGCCACGATGTTCTCAGCTGTCATGAACCCTTCTCCATTAAACTGCTTGATATATTCATCAAGTATAGCCTTGGCTTCCATCTGAGCTTGTACAGCTCCTTCAGTGAACTGAGCCAATCCCATCAAGCGCTGCACTTGGTTCCATTCTTTAACTCCATTAAAGAAGCGTGATCCAGCGATGGGTAGTGACGAGAACTGCATCTCCATCAAAGCTGCCATTCCTTTTCCATTTCCACCAGACAACAAAGACAATCCCAATTCAGCTACCTTCATCTTGAAGGCCTCTCCATTGGCTCGCCCTACGGCTCCAGCTACCAATGCACGGATTCCGTCTGTAGTTCCGTTCTCGAAGAAGTTGTCAATGCTCTCAAGCATCTTGTACATCTCCTTCTCGGTCATGTTGCTGATAGCTCCATCAGTCTTGAAGAGTTTGTTGAACAATTTCTCCTGAGCATCTGTCATAGCGAAAGCCTGACCAGTCTCTGGATCGATGCCAGTCATCACTGCCTCGTCAAGGCGATTCTTCTGGTACTCCAACATTTTGGTCAAGTATTTCTTAACAGCAGCTCTCTTTGCTTCGTTGACCTCAGCCTTAACGTCAGCCTCAAGCTCAGTCACGATCTGCTGCATTTCAGCCAGAGTCATAGTCTCATCGATTACACCATCAGCCATAAGCTCACCATACTTTGTCATGAACTCCTGGCGGCGCAATTCTTCTTGCTCTGCGGTCTCGGCTTCAATGAATTCGTTCACTGGGCCGTGTGGCAATACGTCTTTAATAGTAACAGCAGCTGATCCGTCCTCGTTGAATCCAACAAAACGGTTAGTCCTGATAGCCTCCTCAATCATCTTAGCGTGCATCAAGTACTCGTCCAAATCGGTCACCTTGCGTGGGTCCAACTTAGCGAAAGCAGAAGCGATGGCTCTAGTTGATGCCTGTATTTGAGCCGACTTCTTAGCCTTGCGGATCTTAGCTTGCAATGTGCGAGCCTCGGCCAAGTTATTGGCGTACTCTGCGTTTGATGCTACTTTTGTAACGTACTGGAAAAACTTCTGTAGAGAATCAATGCTGTTAAAGTCAACCCTGTTGAATCTTTTCAGTATAGTGTTCAACTGAGCAAGCGTGATATTTCCTCGCTTGGTATTCAGCTTCAACATTTTAATAATCTCCTCCTTGAACTTTGTAAGCTCCTTAGCCTCCTTGGCTTGTTCCCTTGCAAGTTCAGCTGCTTCTCTTGCTGTGCGCTTAGAGGCCTGGTTTAATTTCCTAACCAAGTACTTTTCAAACGCAGCGATAGACGCTGGGCCATTAGGGTTCATACGAGCGGCACGAGACATTATCTCCATAACGTCATCCTGCGTCAAGTCTACCTTCCCATTGATGGTTACGTTTCCGATCAGATCAGACAACAACTCAGCGATCGCCTCTCTTGTGTTGGCGTTCTGCGCGGCTGATCCCCTAACTTTGTCGAAGAATTTATTAATAGCGACAGAGCCAGCCATGCTTACACGGCCAGTCAAAAGCAATTCACCTACCTTAGACTTCAATTTATCTGCCTTCTCATCAGGAGTCATGCTGTCGTACTCGACCTCGTTGGAGTTTACAATCATCGTAGGAACAGACATCGTCACCTTGCGAGTGGCGTTTGAAGTAGCCTGGGCTTCAGAGAATCTTCCTTCTTTCCAGTTTTCCTTACTCCATGCCTTATGCTCTTCAGACTCGTAACCCATGCCTTTAATGTGCATGGGCTCCTTCAGGTATCCCTTTGACACACCACGCATACCGAGTTGGTAGCTCAAGTGTGGATCTACTTTAAGTTCCTCTGGAGTGAATACGATCTGGTACTCACCATTCTTATCCTTCATTGGCAAAAACTCAATAACAGAGATAGCAGTTCCGTTTGGCAATCCCTGTGAACGTGGGTCTGTGGTAAGTTCTACCATCTTTCCAACATCAGGCAAGCCCAACTTGCGAGCTGCTGCTCCTGGGTTCTTCCCATCCTTAGGACCATAAAGCCCTGCAAAGAATGCCTTACGGGCATCAAATGTCGTCCTCATGATATCGAACCATTCGTCAAGGCTTTGTACTTGCTTAGGCTCAACTTCAGACCAGGCAACAGCAACCTGCTGTCCGTCTACATCAGCAAATACAGAGTTTGCGGGAGTCATGTCCTTGGCCCATACCCTCACGCCAGTGTTCTTATTCTTGTCTACGATCCTACCAGTCTTTGGATCTATGCCCCACTTAGTAGATAGGTCTTTCTTTCCTATTGTTTTTTCGACTATAGCTGCGTTGATTGCGTCAAGAATCTCCTGCTCGGTCTTTTGTCCGCTCTGGATCAAATAGTTACACTCAGCCATGAAGCACATTGCGAAAGTTAAGTTACTCATGTGAGCTTCTTTACCCATGAACATTGGCATTCCGTAAGCTGGTTTTTTAGCGTTGAACAATCGCATCAATCCCTTTTGCAAGGAAGTGGCAATAGAACCACCTTCTACAAACCATCCAATCTTACCGAAGTACCCCTTCATATTCGGACAACCAACACCTCCCTGCATTGGTATTGATATTCCTGACTCAGGATTCAATCCAGTGTATGTGCCAGTAGCCATACGGTCAGCCATGAATGGGATAACCTCTATAGCTCCGACTGAGAATGGATCCTCAAAGCCAACCTCAACCTCTGGGTCGAACTGGTTGAAAGTTTCGTTCTCGTTAGTTATGGTTGTAGATTCGGACGAGCTAGTCTGGACTGTGATGCTAGTATTGTCTCCAAATGGAATCTCACCACTACGGTCGTACTGTGTCAATACGCTAACGTCACCACCCCTCATCATTGCGTCGTTAACGGTGGCGATCCAAGAGATGATATTCTTCTCGTTTACTTCGCTAGGACTCAATACCTCCTGCCCGATAAAGTAGTTGGCTGATTTGGCGATAACGCTATCGATGATTTCATACATCGCTGCTGCGTATGAGTTTGGTGCTTCTCTCTTCATGCCAGAGAGACCTTTTGATAACAACCCAGCGAACTCGACAATATATTCTTCGTACGATGCTCCAGTCTTCTTGTAGTGTGGCTGGAATGCGAAATCAGTAAGGTACTGATCCATCGTAGTTAAGCCAGCGGCCTGTAGCTCATTGGAGATTGCAGTCTTAAATGCCTTCAGTAGTTTATTGTTCTTCGCGAACGCAGCACCAAGAATAGAGTGCCATACCTCGTGGGCCGTAACCAAGTCGGAACCCATACGTGCGTTAGAGGTTTCGTTAATAATAATAATCACCTCTGGCGTAAGGATAGCGGTTTTCGTTCCGTCCAAATTAATGACCATCCCATTAGACTGTATCTGCCCATTGTGCCCCCTGCGGATTCCTGGGTACGTAGTTTGTGCGTCGCTAATGGTGTCGAAATTGTTTACTATCGCATCTGGGAATAGCGTATGGAATGTTTTAAGGATCGCTCGCGTCCTCTCTGATCTTCCCTTATGGATTGTGTGCCTTCCGAATTCCCACGTCTTGTTTGTTATGGCGTCGGTAAAAACAAGCCTATCCGTAATTGTTTGGCCAGAGTTCAATACAGCCTGTGCTCGTCCAAGGTCGGTTGCTGATTTTGACGAAATCTTAGCCCCATCCAATTTTTCGTTGAGGGTAATATTGGTCTCTGGGAAGTCCTCTGTTCCGTCCTCCCTCTTGTGGTATATAGCCTCCTGGTTGTTCCAGGTGGCAAATGCTAGTGCCGTTACACGCTGAGACTCGTCTAGGACTATATTGAAATCGAATGCGATGTCTCCGTTGTCCATCACCCAGAAGCCATACGACAAGTTGTTATATATAGCTCCTCGGAGAGTCTCGGAAAGGAAGTGCATCATATCGGACCTTCCCTCGTCGGTTATTCCGCCATCATTCACATTACCTACAACTATACTTGTCAATGTAACGGTCATAGTCCCAGGCTTTGCGGTTGCCTTTTTTCCGAGCATGCTAAACGACCCACCTCGAACACCATTCTTGATGCTTTTTTCAATGATGTCAGCTAGTTTGATGTGCAAGCCGCTACCTCTCTGAACCCTGATTCTCTCCCTTTGAGCTTCGGTCATTCTACTGTCGTTGACATTAGTAGCCTTTGCCTTATTCTCCTCGCCGAAACGCTCAGTATACCTACTCCTCCACCCAGAAGCAGCGGCCTGTACTGGCCTCCTCTTCTCTTCGAGCATCATACCGTCTATCAGCCCAAGGAATGGAGCATTTAGATATTCAAGGTTTAAAAGGCCAGATCCACCAACATGTACCCAATGCACACCGCCGTCAGGCTTTACCACTAAGTCGAACATGATCTTCCCTTGTCTGTCAGCCATTTCTAGGTGCAGATTGCCGTCAACCATCTTCGCTCCGTATATACCGAGCCTTCCGCCGTATTTCTCATTGTGAGTGTTTATCTCTCTCTGGAGTATCTGTACCCCCGGGAAGTTGACATTGATACCAACCACCTTGCCACTCTTATTCCTCAATAATCCGCCATCGATAGTGGTTTCTTGGGTGTCTTCAGGAGTCTCTTCGCTAGTAGTAGTAGCGAGTGACTTGACGCCCTTTGGTGTTCCTACCTTAACCATCTTTCCACCACCTTGAGTCTGCCCCACGGGGATCTCTTCGGCTGGGGTGAGTTCTGTATTGGTTACGCTAACAGCCGTTCCGTCTTCTTTGGTCTTTACAGTGAATGACTTAACTCCCCTTGGTGTTCCGATCTTCACCATCTTGCCTTCTGGGGTCTCTTCTACAGTGACTTCTCCAGTTGGCTCCATGCCAGCTTCTTCAGCTGCACGCGTTGCAGCTTCCTCTGCTGTCTCGCCTTCCTCTACGTCAGTAGCGGTAATCTCTTCGTCGACCATTGCGTCGATATCCTCTTGAGATACCTCATCTTGCTGGCCCTGTTCTCTTTCGATAGCTTGGATCTGCAACTCCTCTACACCCTCATCAACGCCTTCGTTCTCGGTCATCTCAGCAATAGCGCCTCTGAGCTTAATAAAGTCAGCGAAGTCCTTCTCGTCCATCAACTCAACCCTCTTACCTTTGTTAGGCAAGCTGTTGTATCCGTTGATATTGCGATATAACTGGCGCTCGTTACTTGTTTCTACAACCTGATTTACGGCTTGAGATTCATTTTGTTGAGCGTCGTCAAGTTGAGCTATAGCCTCTTTCATCAACTCCTCGTGCTCTCCGTAAGTGATCTCAAACTCGTCGACCTGTCTGTTTAATTCCTTTATTCTTGCGTTAGCAAGCCTTACTTCTCTGTTGGCTCGAACTAAGTTCGTCAGTTCTTTCTCTGACATATCCTCCATCCTTGTGTACGCCACAGAGATAACTTCCTTCAGACTATTCTCGGCCTTTTCGATCTTTGCATCGAACTCAAGTACAGCCGCATCATCATGCTTAGCTCCGTTGTCCAATAACGCCTGACGTTCAAAGTTCAGTAGGTTGATTTGGTTTACAGTGGATATAGCAAAATTCTTCTCGTCTCTAGTCATAGACCTATCGGCAATAGTCTTTTGCATCGCAGCTGGCAGAGTGTGGGTTGCTGTCATGCCCCCACCAACAAATCCGCCCAGCAACATCGCTTCAATAGTATGATCTACCATGCTGCTCAAGCTTGGGCGCTTCCCTTCCGGCTGAAGCATCATGTCTGCCAAATCCTGAACTACCTGAGTAGCCCCCTCGGCAACAGCTTCCTGGGCGAATGATGATACAAGTCCTTTTGCTACGTTCGTTGCCAATTCCTTCCCATAACCGCCAATCATGGCATCACCCATTGCCTTGTCAAGCAACTTAAATGAAACTAATTCTCCACCATATTCAGCCAAACCCTTGATTGCTGAGTTTGAGAAGTTTTGAATTCCGTTACCCATGCCAGCATTCAGGTTCTCATCATACGAGTCTTGGTACGTCATAATGCCAAGTGCCTCTGCGCCACCGCCAGCTCGGCCAGCGATATTTATCAACGCTTGCTTACCAGACATCTTGGCGAGCCCTCCTGAAATTCCAGCTCCTGGAATCATTTGTCCACCAAGCCACATCTCAGTATAAATCTGAGCACCTTCGTTTAATACTTTTTTGGCAAGCCCACTAACATCTCCGCTAGTTACTAGCTCTGTCATAGACTTTTCATCTTTGTACTCTGGGGCTAGGATAGCTTCTGCAATTTTTGCTCCGTGCGAGTAATTAGACAGCATCTGAGACAATGCCCCCATTATATTGTTCCCACCCTCAAGGCGAGCATCACGAAGAGCCTGTTCTCTTTTTGCTGGGTCCGCTATTTTGTTTATGGAATTATACTTCTCTTCATCAATGCCACCAGGCATATAGTCGTCAATAACATCTGAAAGGAATCTTGCAGCTGTACCTGTAACGTGAGCCACTCCAGCCATTGCTCTGGCTCCAGGCTCTACTGGACTTTCACCCTCAAGTACTAATTTGCCGTCATTTTCGTCGATTTGACTAATTAGGGACTTCAGCCCAGCAAGGCCAGCCTCTATACCGACGTATCCACTTTCCCCAACTCCCTCGTAGGTCTTTGGCTCCTCTTCCTCCACCAAGCTAGGATTTGCCATCTCCTCCATAGCAGAGAGAGCGTACGAGTTGTCGAACTGCTCTGCGTCAAAGAATGTATTCGTGAAATCTTCTTGGCTTAAAGACGTAACGCCTTGGCCCTTTAATGACTCATGTAAAGCTGCTGCTCCTTTGTCAGATCCGAAAGCATTAGAGAACGCTTCGTATGAACCCGTAAACAGTCCCTGCTGTTTTAGGTTATTGTAAAGTTCCTTCTTAGGTTGAGGCATAGTTATAACTACTACAAATATACACAAAAGCCAGGACGAATCCTGGCTTGCGTACATTAGTTATTAATGATAAAGATTAGTTTCAGAAATTGATATTTCCTAGGCTAATTCCCCTAGAAAATTCACTTGGCCTTGCCGTTGTTCTGCTCTTAGATTCAACTGACTGTTCGTTGTTAAGGTTAAACGCCAGCTGATCAAGTGAAGTCTGTGGATCAAAATCAGAACTGTAGTCAGCGTTAGGGTCAAAGTAACCACCAGCGAATACATCTAGATCTTCCCATGATACCCAGTCATTCTGACCAAGCCCATCATTAAGAGCGTCGTTTGCAATTTGCATCCTAGACGTCTTAGATGTGAATGATTTTGTTGTTTTAACCGGAGTTCCATCTACCTCTGTTATGAATGTCAATATCAAATCTCCGTTCTTATTGTAGCCCGTGCTTTCAATAACCCCAAGGTTAGTCTCTTTTCCAATCAATCGACCCCTTAAGTTAGCGTCTTTGGTATTGCTTGCTAAGTCGGTCAAATACTTGTACCTAGATTGAAGAACTGGTTGTGGCTTACCTCCACTAGTCTTGGTTTTGTTTCTAGCCGCAGCGTAAGCTGCGCCTTCCATCGCTACATTATGCCTCTTCCCTTCTTGTAAAGACTCAAGCTTCAATGCATAATTTGGATCCTCTTTGTATGGAGTACGCTCCTTGATGTCAGCCACGATTTCTTGCTTCAAGGCAGCAATAGCGCCATCGCTCATAGTGTACTTTCTGTTTCCATCTGCGTCAACAGTAAAGTAAACTGTTTTTGATTTTTCAGCGTCAGAAAGACCATTGTATGTATTTGCATCTACAACTGGCCAACCAAAATTATCAGTAGCAATAGATATGCGCTGGTTTTCTCTTTGCAACAATTGATCGGCTGCTGAGTTTACATTTGCCTCGTATCCATCTGCATACCTTGGAGACATCACTAACTTACCATCAACAACTCCCTCGAACATCGGAAGCTGAGAAACCATTTTTGTGGCACCTGTATTGTAGTCGTATTTCGGAATACTAGTAGTAGTAAGCTTTGCCGCAGAAGATACTGGTACATATCCAACAACCTTTCCATCTTCTCCAATATTTGCGATCATCATCGCCTTTGTTTTGGGGTCGATATATATTTGCTTGTTGCTCAACTTTGACAAATCAGACAATAGCTCAAACTCCTTGTCATCAATTGCCGTATTGGTTCCAGCTGCAACTTTATCTTGGTATGCCTTAGTTTTGTCCTCAAATGTCTTGAACACCTGATCGACTTGACCCCAGCCATTCATCATCATCTGCTTCTTCAACCTGTACTCTTGTGGAGTTATCTGATTGGAAGTCAATTGTTTATATAGGCTATATAGGTTATCCCTAGTGGTGTCAGCTGCTTGCTGGAAGAAACCTTCCTTGCCGGCCCCCTGCATTGCTGCAGAGTTCTGCATTTCAATAAACGCGTCCTGGTTTTCCTGGGCCAGTTCGTTCCTTAGGGTCTCCCTTTCTTTTTCGGTCTCGACCAATTGTTGAGCACCCTTTAGCGCTATTTCGCTAAAAGACGGTCTATTAATCTGGTTACCTTGATATCCTGCGTATACTGGCATTGTTATGGTTTCTTGATTGTTCCGTACTCTACTAAGAATGGATTAACATCATTCATCATCTGTGCATTGTAGAAGTTATTGGCCTGTGCATCCATTCTAGACTTGTACGCTTCAGCTTGCGTTGTGAAAGGGCTGCTTGGAACGCCAAAATTCTGAGCTGTCAAGCCAAATGGTTGGAATCCGAATGTACTATTGAATCCACCAGCACCTTGTTGCTGTGGGGCGTAATTGTACCTTGGTCCAACTAGGTCGGGGCCTATTGTAGCTGCTAATTCGGCTGCTGTTTTTGCGTCTTTTCTCTCAGCTCTTGCCTCTTTGCGTCCATTTTCTGCTCCATCGCCCTCTCCTTTGTAGAGGTCAGAGTATTCAAGGTAAGTATTTGCCAATCCGGTCATTGCGCCTGCTGCACTAGAAAGCCCAGCCCACTTCTGGTTCATCCCCTGAGCGTACGCTGATTGGGCTCCCATGATGTCCTGCTGGACGTTGCCCATCTTGTATTGGGTGTTTAGATTTTCCACCATCTGAGCGTTACGGGCTTTTAATGCCTCGTTAGCGTATGCACGCTCGCTGAGATTGGCTCCAATCTGCAAGTTTTGGCTAGACATATTTTGAGCCAAAGCCCCTACTCCGCCTATCAAAGCAGCAGAACCTGCGTCTTGCAAGGTATTCAGCATCTGACCACCTTGTTGAGCTAAGTTAGCTGAGGCCAAGTCCTCTCCACGTTGGCCAACCTGCAATGCCTGCATCCTGTCCGTATATTGTAGCCTATCTCGCTCTGCTACAAATTTCTGTAAATCAGCTTCTGCCTGCTTGGCCTGCTGTGCACCCTGGATAGAACCATAGATGTCAACGCCTGCGCCAATTGCGGTCATTGCTGCTGGGATTGCGAAAAACATATTACAAAGATATTAATTTTTACTGATAACTCTTGAAAACCTCCGTGCTGGTTGAGAAAAGACTCACCAACCCATTATTACTGTCGCTACACGTCAAGTCAACCTGCATGTACTGCCCACGCGCTCCGAATGACTCTGCTTGCGAGTTTTTGATGGCATATACGAAATCATTTGTCGAAGATGGAAGATTAGCGGCTGCGTCAACCGTAATTGTACTTCCTGATATTGACGTAATTGTTCCTATTGGGAATGTGACTTTTGAAGCATTCATGAAATACAAAAGGTCTCCAACCGATATGGTACCTGGTACTGGGTTTGCTATTGTAATCGTAGTTCCTACGGAAGACGAATTCATTCCGGCTCCCTGTGCACTCATTTGATCGGTGTCAACATCTCCAGCGATTCTTCGTATGTATGTATTGAAGTCTCCCTCGTATTCGTTGAAGTGATCAGCATCCATGTGACCTGCGTCCATATCTGTTAATATATCTGCCTCCCACTTTACATCAGAGTTTACAGACAATGTCTTAAACATCTTGTTTTCAGTAGCCCCGTCATTAAAGATCACCGAAACCGTCGATGGATAGTCGTCGCCATAGAAGTTATTTGTGTTTGCTGTGTCAGCGTTATGCAGATACAGCTCTCCATTCTTAAACGTGTAAAAACGTCCAGATAGATTTGTCATCTCTTCAGGAAGCCAGGAGTGGAAAGATGTCCACCCCTTTGCTCCGTCTGAATATGTTATAGTGTAATCACTCATGTTTTAATTTTTAACAAACGTATGCACTTCCTGTCCACTCACTTCCATTCCACTCGTACGCAGCAGCTGGCGATCCTTGTGCCTTGTACCATCCAGCTGGTGATAGTGTAGTCAATCCTGCGTCGTCGTACAACTTGCCTGGGTTCACACCTAGTGTCCCTGTATAGTACAGGCTGTAGGAGTAGATGCCGCTAGCACATGTGTCTACCGCATTGGCCTCATACACAAAGTTGTCTCCAGTGTAAGCTGTCTCTACGCAGTCAACGATTGCGCTAATCACTCCAGTGCTATCGACTTGGCAAGTCTGACCATTGTTCATTAGATACCACAAGTCGTTGCCATTGAATGGAGAGTTAGCAAGTGATGAACTGTAAATCTTGTCTCCAATTACAGGATATGTGTAGTATCCGTCATGATACATGATGTCGTAGCTTGGAGTTATTCCGCAGGCTGAGCTCGCGTCAGAGTTCGTGGTGTCGATAGAGAACGGAGTCACGTCTGACTGAACAGCTCCATCTGTTATCACATCAAAACGAACTGAGAACACAGGACTTGTACCTACGCAGTTTGTCGCTACGAAGTCTACACTCCATGATCCGATCCTGGTTGGAGTACCAGAGATAACACCGTTTGCCTCGTTCAAGTACAAGCCATCAGGCAAAGAGTATTGAGCATCTGGCCCAATCTTGGTGAACGACCCGCTGTCTCCCTGGACCTTAGTTACGGTACCATCAACAAACGTAATCTCCTTAGAGTCGCCAATGAACACAGCAACCTTCTTGTACAATGCAGTCACTGGGTCTAGTCCGTTGAAGACAGCTCCATAATCTCCACCTTCTAACAAGTAGCGAGAAGCAAGAGTGCTAACCTCCCATGCGATAGGAGTCTCGTCTGCTTCCAGGCGGAAAGAAACCTCTTCACCTTCGTACAACTGCACGTTTGCGTCAGTTCCAGTTGGCTCAGAGGCAGCAGAACAGTTACAAGATCCCTTAGACACAATGTATCCATCGGCATTAACAACAACGTAATTGTCGCTAGTATCGATCAGGTGGAAAGCGTCGCCTCCATTGAATGGAGTTGTTCCGTTTGAATCAGTGTAGATCCTAGCGCCCTCTGTTCCAGTTGTAGCTCCGTCGGTGTAGTACGTAGTTCCAGGAGTCTGAGAACATACGTTGCTTCCAGTTCCATTAGTCGGATCGATGTCGATCGGCTGAAGTGTTGGGCAGTTTACTGTAATATCTACGTCGTAGGCGCTTGCCAGCAAGGAGTCGTTTACGATCTGCACTACTGCGCTAGTTGGCGTAGTGTGTCGCTTCGTGAATGTCAACGACCCAACAGATGGTCCTACTATAGATCCAGTTGTAGCTACAATCGATCCGTTGTAGATCACGTTGATCGTGGCGTCCCCAGAGGTCAATACATAGTCGACATCGACAATACCAGTCTCACTTCCAATCTCGAAAGTCATCGGCGTGTAGCCAGCTGACCCGACGTACGACTGGGTCTCTGAGCAATCTTTTAGGTTGCGGTAGTCCCATACCAAGTACAAGTACTCTTCATCGCTAGGGGCGGAGTACACGAATGAACCAACGTAGTCACCAGCGCTTAGACTCATTGTGACTTCAGTCGCTGCCGCAATTACCGTATCGTAGTCTTGAGCAGTATAATCAGTATTAGAGACATAGTAATAACACTTGTTGCCCAGGCCTGGGATGAACGGAGAGGCTGTGCCTCCGTTGATTCCAACGATCTCGTCGTAAGCCCTCATAGTTACGGTGTCGCCTGGGATTGGCATCTTGTCAAATCCAACCTTTTCGGTAGTTGAAGTGAACATAGCCAAGCCACCTTCAAGCAGCGCGGTGTCAACATACTTAACCCCAGCTCCAGGAGAGTTGGTGTAGAAGTATTGCTGAGAAGCTACGTTGCCGAAGTCCTCTTCACTGTTTACAACATACACGCGAATAGTCTTCTCGTCGTACGCTGTTTGGGTTATTGAGAATACTAGTGTCTCAGAGCACCCTGTAACCTCGATCGTCATGCTCCTGGGGTTACCAGATGTATTTGACGAGAAAGTGCCGTAAACGTCCTGTGTGTTAGTCCCTGAGCTAGTTCCGAGCGTCAACCAGTCTGTACCGTCACCAGTGTTAACCTTAGATACGGTCCAAGATCCATTCCCCTCCACAGCGAACAGCTTGATCGCTGCGATAGGGGTCTTCTCGACGAAGATCGAGTTCCTGGAGATCTCAATGTCGCAAGCCTCTACAGAGTCGTTTGTAGAAGTTAGTACGTACATGTTGTTATATGGATCGTACCCGCCAAGTTTCAATTCGCCTTTAGTAGTAGTGAATGAGTCGCGGAAGTAGTCAGTCATGCCATAAGCAGAGATCGGAGTAGTGCCGTCCATGCCCATACGCAACACGGCGTTGCGGCGAGTGTCAGCCCAGTACAACATGTTGCCCCAGGTAGCGAAGCTCTCAGGGTTCCTAGAGATACCATACTCACCACCAAAGGCGATCTGAGTTCCTAGCACCTGAGGGATGGAAGCAACCGATCCTCCACCAGCTGCGTCGCTCAATAGGTTCTTACCGAACAACACCTTTGATACCTTGTTCTCTTGGAACACAATCAGATCAGTGTCGCGGCCATGAAGCTTCTGAACGGATCCGAAGTTCTGGTCTAGGTACTTAAAGTTAGCGAGAGACAGGTTGAATTGGTTCAACTTATTCACGTTGCTGTCTGCGCGATATACTCCGCTATATGTCAATCCGTTGCCTACACGCTCCTGCTTGTAGTCTTCTACCTCAGCAGTTACACGTGGGCTCTGTGTCATTTTGATTCCGTTGAAGTCGTCGCGAATCGCAATAGACTCCACGCCGTTCCCAAACGCGTAGCAGTTCTCGAACTGCAAATCGCTGATAGCTGGTTGCGCTATACTGGCTCCACTATTGAAGAACTGGTCCTGCACGCTACCAGAGTGAGCTCCGTCTGTAATGGCGTAAGTGCCAGGGATCTCACGATAGATACCATCGATCATTGACTCTGGAACAGTCTCAAGTACAACTTGGCTAGCAGCAGCAGTTACTGTTACTGTGAGCGTGTATAAGTTTGGCACGCAGTCATCGAATACAGCTGTAGCCTCGGCAGCTCCAGCGCTAGACCTAGAACACATCACAACATCTCCGTATGACGCCAATTGCTCGGCATTCCTGATTTGCTTGACGTAGATACCCTTATCCACAACACCCCTAGTGAACCATATTCCGTTAGCGATTTGCTCCTCGATGGTAGTCGTGGCGTTATTGCCAAATATATTTGATGAGCCAAGGCGAGCTATATTAGCTTTCAACCTCTTGTATATCCTGTCTTCCCAGTACCACTCTTCGATGTTCTTGTATGTCCTTGTGGACGTGAAGATTTGTTCTGGTATGCCACCTAGGTCTTCATGCCTATTCTTGGCCTTGATCTTAACAATCGCTCCGCCACGGACCTCTCCGATAACAGCTCCTACCGCAGCTTTCGCTACAGAGTGTCCAGGGTCGTGCTTGCCAGCGCTGGATAACGTGTGCTTGTTATTAGCTGTCCTTACGTTGACAACAAACCTATCTCCAGTAGTTAGAGTGTTATTGTTCGAGAACTTTACGTAGAATACGGTATTACCTTTCTTGTCTTTAATGGCGTACTCGGTAGACGCTGTGTTGTTGATCGTTAGATCTGCGCTCTCGATGTAACCCTCGTCACCCGTGATGTAGTAGTTCATCTGAGGCCCAGATGCTAGAATGTCGGTGATTACGATGTTGTAACGAGCGTCACCCTGGTTTGAGTTTATAACCTCATTATTCCTGGCGATAGTCATTACACCTTCAGCAGCAGTGCTTCCAGATACCTGAGGATAAAGGATTGGGTTCTCTACGAACGCAGTTCCAAACTGCGAAGAATTCTGGCCGTTCTCATCCTTAAATATGTAGGTGTCGATAGTAGTGTCCTTACACTTCTTCCTGCGAATCCCTCCATTATCGTCAAATCCCCTATAGGAGTAGTTTGTATTAATACCATCACCCTGAGCTTTCAACTCGGTAATAATGCTTGGGTTTAGCTTAATTCCGCTATCAGATGTAACCTTAAGATAGGACCCAGTGAATGCTGGCAATCCCTTGCCGAGCTCGTCCTTTGCAATCACCTTCAGCTCAGTAGCCTTGACCTTTACGTCCGTAGCTACCGCTCCGTTTGCGTCGGTCTTAAAGTACAGATACTTACCAATCTTGATCTTATCTACGTCAGACGGCTGAATCAATAAGTAATTGAATCCAGCATCCTCAATAAAGTAGTTGATGAAGATGTTTTCGTAGTGGCCCTTTGACTCCTTGATTACAAACCTGTAGTAGGAGGCAAACTCAGGAGCCTCATGATTAATCTTTACGCGAATCTTATTCTGCTTCGCTGCCAGTGATGGCTTGACATATATAGTGTTGTTCTCGCAGGTTTGAGCTGGGGTTGAACGTCCATACTCGTCCAGATAAACAATGCCAACCTCATAGTCGCGGTTAGACTTTACAGATGGTACAGCCGCTGTGATTACCTGGCTATCTAGCTCCACCTCGAAGTTCATCTTAACGTCCTCTCCGTTAGCTCTCTTCATATCGAAGAACTGAACGTAGTTACCGTAAGTCAAACGACCGCCGATGATCTCCTGGGCCTGAGCTTTCAATGGAACATTGTCAAACAGGCGAGTCACTTGGTCACTGGGCAACACAGAGTACTTCTTGTTGTTAGTGAATACAAACTCACCGCTAGCTCCATTAACGCTAGATTTCTTAATCGTCTCAATAACGTACACATTAGTAGACTCAGAGTCGCGATACAGCAACTGGATATCAGTCACGTTGTCTCCACCAGTGCTATATGTTATGGTAGCCCTATTGTACAGGTTCTCCATACCATTGTTTACGCCAGTCTCCCCATTGATGCTAAATGTGCTAGGGTTAAATGCGCCGTTTGAGAATGGAGACAATGAGCTATATTCTCCGTCAACATACTTGTACCTGTAAGCAAAGTATGTGAACTTATCTTTTAAATTGTTCGGAAGTTCAGGGTCAGTATCAAGAGATACTCCTGGAGCGTGCAATGGAGGAGCTACAATTACGTTGATGTCATCAGCAGTAAATGTATCTACTAGCGGAGTACTAACTCCGTAAGATTTACCACGCTGGATATTTACACGGCGAGGAGGATTCTTGTCGTCAGTCCAATACAACATACCATCGATGTAGTTCACACCGGTGATACGGTACTCTCGATCGAAATTCAAGACGTTAGCAGCTCCGACCCTTGTGTCACCAAGGATCATTGTGGTTGTATTGGTGTCCTGGTTGTATTCGTATACGTAATTCTCGATAGATCCAGCGTCATCCACATTGACGAACCAATAGATACACCCAACCTCTTCAACAGCAATAGAACCTAACGTATAAGCGGTGTCTGTTGTGAAGTTAATAGCCGTCTTCTTGGCGTTACCCAGCTCATTCTCTACGCCACCTACTTCTGATCCTTCAGACGAAGATATGTTTACGTTAAGTGCATCACGGATCGTGCCAGATTGTACCAATCTTGGGTCAAGATCCTTGTCCATGACCCCTTTATTAAAGGCTCTAGTTAGTTTCGCCATATTACTTTATCCACTTGTCTCTGCCACGCAACACCATCAATAAGCGCCCAGCCTTCAAATTGCTCAACCTTATTTTAGCATTACGAAGCAAGCTAGTTTTTTCTTTCTTCGCCCTATTTACAACGTACTCTTGAACTCCAAACTTGTTATTCAAGATCGCGTATCTGATGTAAGCGTACAGGTATTCTTCTGCAAACTTGTGTACCTTGACTTGTGTATCATCGCCATTTTCAAGGCCATCTGACAAGTACTCTAGTACAATCCTCTTTCCAGAAACACCAGAGCTAAAGTTAATCACTCCAGCCTGCTTGTTGATCCTGAATGAATCATTCTGATTAGCCTCAGATGGATCGATGCCATAGTACCCCCCAACAGTAAATCCAAAGTACCAGTCACCGTCAATGTTCCAGCCATACCTTCCATTATACACGCCAGGGCCATTGTATATCGTTTGCGGAAGCCCAGCCAACCTATCTGTATCAAGCTGTGACTCTTCTGTCAAGATATTGCCATCAACGTCAAACAAGAAGTCTAAGTTAGAATCCTGCTGATATGCTGTGGCATAATTTATTTTGCTATTCTGGTGTAGAGGGTAAAGTTGTCCCTCGACCAAGACTGACACCCTGATGTACTCAACAAAGTCGGGAGGCATGATCATCATAAGATCGCTTCCTACCTCCATCTCTACAACACGAGAGCTTTTTGCTGCGTCGTAGTTTAATTCCTGGATGCCCCTCTTTGCGTGAAACAAAACTCTACTCCTAGGAACATTGTCAACCAGAGCGTCTGGGCCAACATACATGAGCATGAAGTTGTTTACAATCTCAGAAAGCGACACATATTGGTGTTCGCCGTAGTTAGCTGGGTCGCTATAATATGTTTGATTGCTAATGTAGCTCATCTATTATTCTCCTTGCATTTTGTTTGCCTGGTCTAGACCAGCCATTGCCTGAACTATTTCTGCCTCACGTATGTTCATTCCTGCGTAAGCGCAAATCTTAATTACTAAATCATTGAAGTCCTGCAAAGGCAACTCAAAGTCCTGGTAGTCTACAGCTGAGGCATTGAACAATGGGTTACCACCCACAGTGGCGTATGTCCACTTTGGATCAGATGGATATCTCACATAAAAAGCAGACACACCAGACGTGATCGATGTTGGGTATACTGTTATCAGGTCTCTATTGCTAGAGTCCTGTCCACCAAATGTATATGCTGGATATGAAGCTGATGGCGCCGTTAACTTAGAGTTGTTTAGCATCATCAACTTAGCCTTTGACACATACTCTACATGTGCTGTCCCGTAGTAAACATCTTGTAGAGTAAAGTAGTTGCTGGGCAATATAAAATCACTTCCAGTGTCGTTTGTTAGTGCCGAGTTCGAAGACAAGCGATCTATCAATTCCTGCGTAGACTTCAACCTATCTCCATCTCCAGTATTGTTTTGTCGCAGGTTTGTTGCTAACGTATTCTTTTGATGACGAGACATATAGTCCTCGAAAATATCAAGCTGAGCCTGTTTGGCAAACAAGTTAAACTCATGCGGCGTAATATAGCCGTTGTTATCCTTGCTTAGGATAGCCATAACGGTCTCTCTTACTTCGTTGATCATCGTAGCACAAAGATAACAAAAAAACGCCAGCTTAATAAAAACTGGCGTCTCCCCTTATTTGGCAATGAAATTACAACAGGTCTTTAAGCATCTTATGTGCTTCTTGTCCCTCGTCGGTCATCAGCCAAGACGATAGAACATCTACAGGGTCTTCCCCGTACGGTGTAGATGCGATTTTCTTCTTGTTTCCTTCTGTGTTGAAGTAAATGTCTCCGTTGCGCCTAATTGAAATCAAGCCAGCGTCAATGAACTGACTAGCATCGTCGTCAAGTTGCAAGTCTGGGTCATCAAGCATCTCCAGGAATTGAACGGGTGATTGACGTGCAAACATCAATACATCACGACGAATTTCAGCCGAAGACATGCGCTTTGTATTGGCTCCAAGACCAATGCGAACGATGCTCTCTGCCTTCTCAATTGAAAGACCCTTTGCAGCGATCAATGCGTCTACCTCTGCGTCCAAACGCTCAAGGTCCTTCTCTGCATCGGCCTCGTGGTTTAGCTCGATAAATACCTTACCAAACTTAGGGTGTTTTACTAAGAATTCGTTTAAGACTGTGTCTGTCTTTGGTACTCTAAGCACTCCGTTTTCAAATACGATGTGACTTAGAAGCGCGTGCTGGTCTTGCTCGTCAACGAAGATTGATCGTTGGTTTCTAGCGTAGCGCATTTCACGATTCACTTTGCCATCGAAATAAAGCAAAGGAGAGCGGTTTGAGTGTTTTGACTGAAGCGTAAAGCTCAGCGGTGTTGTCTTTGATTTGAGTATGTATACTCGATCTTTAAGTTCCATTTTATTATTGTTTTAATTATATTTTAAAAAAGAAGGGGGAGGAGTTACCCTCCCCCATTCATTAGGTCTTAACCTTTGAACAGGAAGAAGTTGTTAGCTCCCATGGTGCACAAAGCACGCTCAGACAAGAAGTGAACCTCCATAGCGTCCAAGTCGCTGTTGCTAGCACCACCGGCGCCACCAGTCAACCAAGTCTTCATACGACGATCCTCAGTCTCGCTAGCGCGGTAACGCACGTGCAAGAAAGGACGTTGAGCATTCTTACCCAAAACCATGTCATAAACAGTAGTGGTACCAGCAGGAACCAATACACCGTTTACGTTGTCGTTGGTAATACCACCACGCAAAGTAGCGTCGTTCAAGTATTTCCAGTCGGTCTTGTAGAACTCATAGCCACGCTTGAAGCCAGAGAAGCCCAAGTTCAAAGCCATTTGCTCGTCATTGTCGAACAAACCGTAGCTAGTTCCACCAGTACCGTAGCTGTTTTGTTGAGCCAACATGTCGTCGATGGTAAAGCTAAATGCGCGGTTTACGAACAATACGTTCTCCTGAATAGAACCTTGCTTGTCCAAGCGAACGATGATTTCGTCAAACTCGCCCAAGACGTCAGGGTTTCCACCAGACCATACGTTACCACGGCTCTCGATAGCAGCAAACAAACCTTCGGTTCCTTTGTAGCCATTGTCAATAGCACCGTTAGTAGCGGTAGGAGTAGCATCAGCGTAAACGCCTTCGATCATAGCCATCTCCAAGTAGTCTTCGAAACGCAAACGAGTCTCGTGCTCAGACTTCAAGTACCACAAGTAACCGGTACCGCTGTCAGTAGCAACTTCTACCCAGCCGATCTGAGCCATGTCAGAACCGCTAATAGCATATTTGTCTTTGATGATGATGGGGCTGTTCTCGAAGATGTCAACGTCAGCTTCCAAAGCGCCAACCATTCCGTTGGTGCCTTTTTGGAATTCAGAACCGTAAACATAAGCTACGATGTCAGTAGTAGTAGAAACTGTGAAAGGAGCAGCAGTCTCTTCAGTGTAGTAAGCTACAGTGAAGTCTGCACCAGAAACAGCAGTTACAATACCTTTTTTAGTTTCTGCATCGGTAGCTGAGCTCAAGATAACGGTTTGGCCAACACGGAAGTTGCAAGCAGTAGCAGCAACAGTGAAGGTTTGAGAACCGCTAGAGAAACCAGCAGCTTTAGCAGTAACTCCGGTGTACTGAGTGTGCAAACGACCTTGCTCTGTCCATTTGATCATGTCAGAGTTAGAGGGCAACTCAGCACCAACCATACGCAAGAAAGAAGCGACGGAACGGTTACCGTAACGCTCGAATTCTTTCTCGTAGGTATCGGGAAGATACTGATTCAAGAAGTTAAAATCAGCTGAGCTGATGTAATTGTACGTACCAGTTGTTTTAGTAGAACTGGGGGTGAGGCTAAAAGAACCTCCTAATGAACCTGCCATAGTTGTAAGTTTTTAAGTTTTTAAGTTATCGTTTTTTTATTCTTAGCCTATTGCCCGAACTTGAATCAAGAGCAGAAACACGAATACCAGAGAAATTAGATGATACTTGTGAGGCTTGACGAACATCCATTTTGACGTTCTTGCTCTCCTTGCTCAAATTCTCGACAGCCTCCGATTTGCCCTTCTCGTAGAAGAACTTGGCGATGGCGTCTGGGTTCATAGCGGTAGCAATTGCCTTGTGATACTCGGCAGCGTCAGTCAAGTAACCATCCTTATCAAGAAACTTGCTAAAGAAGTTATTGACGTCCATCTGACGATTTTTCACTTTGTCGACATCGCCAGGCTTATAAACAAACTCATTATCCCCAACCTTGTATTTGAAACCTTCAAATTTGCTTGAGAAAAACTCCTCTGTCTTCTGCTTGAACGAGTTGTGCCGCTTCATGTTTTCGCTTTGTGCATTTTCGGACTCTAAACTCAAACGCTTATACTCTTCTGCTGCTCTCAGAACTTCAGGGTCTACCGTGTTTGAAGTGGACTCCACTTTCGTTAGGTACTGACTCTTCTGATCTTCGAAATACTTCCGAGCTTTTGCGATTGTTTTTTTCTTTTCCAATTTTGCCCTTTTGATATCCTTTGCGTCATCAACATCCTCATCGTAGGCAAACGCCTCCATTTCGAAATCGATGTCCTCAGAATCATACTCTGGGTTCTCGGACTTAATATAGGAACGCAGCAGATCAGTCTCGCTCATCTTGCTGAAGTCTTGGTTCAATGCCAAGTAGTCCTCCATACCTCGTCCTGTCTCCCTTCTGTACTTCAAGAACGCCTCAACGTCAGATGGAAGTTCTTCCTTCTTGTTGACTTGCTCTAGCGAAGAAAGGTCAAGATTGTACTTTTCCTTCAAATAATTTAGAACGACCTCGTCCGACATTGGCCCGTCTTTTACCTCGTCCTCAATGTCTTCCAAAGGCTCTCCATCTTCCTCAACCTCTTCGGTATTGGTTTCTGGAGTTTCTTCTTCCTCAGAAGGTTTACTCCTAAGGTCGATTTTTAGCGATCCGTCATCGCTTTTGGCTTCCTCTCCTTTGAACTCAGTTTCGGAGTTTGCAAGCAATTGCTCTTCAACTTCCTGTACTGATTTTTCTTCTTCGGCGGAAACTTCTTTTACTTTGAAATTTTCCATAATTAAATTTTATTTATGCAAATATAGTGATTTTATCTTGGCTCAAATTCGCCCAGTCCAGCCCCACCAGTGAGGTGGTCATTGCTAGACTCAAAGTTGACGGGCGCTTTCTTGCCTTGACGTTGATCAATTAACTTGCTTTGTTGTGAGTTGTTTCGGTCCTGGCGATTCTTTTTCTCGCCCTCTTTCATCTTGTCGCGATCCGTCAAGATTTGACCATTCATTTGGCTAAGCTGTATGTTGTACTGGAACTCCTGCTCCATCAACTTCATTTTCATTTCGGTCTCAAGTTGAAGCTTTTGCATTTCCATCTGCCCTTTCAGTTGCTCGATCTGAGCTTTTGCCTGAGCCTCCATCTGGGCCTTCTGAGCGGCTGCTTGTGCAGCTGCCTGGCTCTGCTGGATATTGAGCTGTGTGGCGTACTCGGCCTTCTGCTTCTCGTACTCACGATCCTTCTCGTCCTTACGACGACGCTTCATCTTGAGCAGCTCATTTGCCAACTTCACGTTCTGAACCTGACGAATGTCGATGGCATCCTCCAGGGTGATTTGGTCACGCTGTAATGCGATGTTAATGTTGTTCTCAAGCATCTGCTTTTGCTCCTCGTCTGGAGAAAGTTCAATGAAGATACCAAAGTCATACATATACAAGTCGTCAAGCTCGTCGAGTGTAGCTACGTTGTATTTGCCAATCTGCATGGCGAACTCTTCTCCAAAGTCTGCATATTCAATAACGTCAGAAATTCGAAGAGACAAACACTCTGCCATACGCTTAGTGATGTCTAAAGAAGCCAATAGGATATGGCGAGTAGCAGTATTGCTGTTAGCTGCTGCCAACTTCTGCAAGCCAACAAGGCTATTCTTGTCCATTACTGATCCGTCACGAGCCTCGTTTAGACCTGTAACGTCACGCAACATAGACATGTAGTGGTTGTACGTATTGACAAGAGATGCAATCTTTGCCTGTCCAGCGTTGCCATTAAGCTCTTGGATTGGAACACGTGCGTTGTTGAACTCTCCTTCCTGTGTGAAAGATCTTCCAATTACACTACCAGTCTGAAAGTACAGCTTTAGTGCGTCTTCTGGATTGTAGTTTGCTCCATTTCCCAGATCTACCTCATTCAATCCATCTGCGTCAATATATACACCATCTGGTACAATCTTGGCAATTACTTGTTGCAGCTTGAGGTGTGTGATCTGGATCAGGTCTGCAAATGTTATCATCCTGCGTACCAGAGACTCTATAGTTCCCTTGTACATCTTAGGTGCACAAACAATGTATGTTGGGAATGAATACTGTGATGCAGACTTTGGTCGAACCATGTTTTCCTGGAGCTCCCATTTCAACATTTTGTTTCCACCCAAAACCATCACTCCATCATACCATACATCAATGCGCTTTTCAATTCTTTCGAAACGTCCCTCTTCTCCTTCTGCCTCAAACGAGTCATCTTTTTCGATTACACGCTCTCCTCCATTCTCTAGGTACTTCTTTTTGTAGACAAACTTCTTGTCTGTCTTGTAGCTAAAGAACAACAATGGGATTGTGTCCTGAGCAAACAGGTCGTCCCTATAAGCTTTTGCTGCTGGGTATTTATCCCACCATCCAGATCCAACTTTGCGAATCTCCTCTAGATCTTGTTTTGTCAGTGTTGGGTCGATCTTCTTGAGCTCAGTTATATGTACGTTCTTTACTTCTCCAAAATAGAAAGCATCGTTGAACGTTGGAGACTCGGTGTAGCTGTAGATCAAATTTGCTGGATCCACGTATTCTACCTTGATTCCGTTGTTGATTGAGAAAGAGTGTTTAGCTGCTCCAATACCAAGAACGGTTAAGTCGGTATCAAACTGAGTACGAACGTTGTCGTAGTTATTCTCTTTCAGTACAGTGTCAATTGCCTGCTCAGCCGCAATCTCTATGGCTGGCTTGTAATTTAGCTGCATGTAGAGATTCATCTCTTCCTGGTTCATAGGAACGTCGTCCTGTGGCACATTAAATGCGTCGACGCCAAAATTAGCCTTCACCTCGTCCAGCATCTCTTTGGCAATCATATCAGCCTCTACCATCTCCTGGAACTTAGATCTGCGATCAGCAGAGATTGGGTCCTGAGACTGGGCCTTTACCTTGAACATGCGATCCGCCATTCCATTTACGACGATGTCGACAAACTTCGGGATGATGGGTACTGGAGTCCAGTCAAGATTCAAGTAAGACAGGTCTCCATCGACAGCCAACTCGTTCTTGTACTTAGCCACAGATTGTTCTCCACGAGAATACAATCTCAATTTATGAAACTCTGTCCACTGGTTATAATATCGGCATGAGCCTCCAGAAGACCTGAACCACTCATGCTCGATGGCCTGGCCTACCTGTAGTCCAAATTCCATCTGTGCCTTTTCCGAATCGCTAGCCAGTTGATCTGGAAACGACTTGGATATTAACGAATTTTTTTTGCCGATCATTGTTGTATCTCGCTTCTTATCCCCTTGTTGGAGAATGTAGCAAATTTAATACTTATCTTTGAATTTTTTTGAGCATCAGAGTGATTGAACTTTTGGTTAGCCATTATGGCAAGTCCAGAACTAATAGCAGCATCATACTTTGTACGATTGTTTATGTCAAATCTTGCCCAGTCGTTTAACGTTCTCGTGAAGTACATGTTGCCCATCTCGTCTGATTCCCTGTATGTGCCCTCAACGTCTAGGCCGACATACTTCTCTATATATGCTTCAATACCAGCTGCGTGTGCTTGCTTTACGTCCTCTGATGAGTTTGGAATTCCGCCAATCTCTCGCTCTGATTTTGACAGCTGGTGTTTCTTTCTGTCTGGCCTATTCATCGCAAACGGGCGATACCCAGCCTCCTTTAGATAGTACAGCAGCCTGGCCTTGTTGTTCTCCGCTAGTATAGGCATACCGTAGAAATGGCACGCCATCAGCACTTCCTCGAAGAATATCTCAGCCGTCTGTGGCCTGGCTACATACTCTAGGAAGAACTGGTTCACTGGCGCATCGTCCATGTGGAATTTAGTCAATCCATGAAGCGCACCATTAGATCCACGACCAAATGTTACTGCTGAGATATCATACGAGTCACAGCCGAACGATCCAAGGTGCTCGTTCCCAGGGAAGAATAATCCACCCTTTCTAATTACATTGTTTCGCTGGTGGAGTTCTGGAAGCCACGACACCAAGAACCTCCCTCCTCGATCCGGGCTCCATACGACCTCTCCAAAGCGCTTTCCGTCCTTCCAGTGAAACGAACCCCTGGTTAACACACGATCTTTGATTAGAGCATCGTTATAATCGATTTGCTGGTATATCTTTGTTAGGTTGAAGATTGAGTTTTTACTCTCGTCCCTAAATGCGTGCTGTTCTGTACGTGGGAACTGGCGATAGAATTCGTTCAGGGCGTCAGGATCTGACTTGAGTGACTCCACCTCGTTGTTCCAGTACTGCACGACACCAATGTCAACGAAGTCCCCATCAGAGTTCTCCACCTCTTCTCCAGGCTCTACGTCAAATATTGGCCATCCGTACTTGTCGAAGTATCCCTCGAAGTTCCACTCCATCGGAATGAACAGTGCGTACAGGCCGCTTTTTGTCTGCCCGTTTGAGTTTCGTATCCTTGGGTTCGAGTCCTCGTACATCTTCTTGAAGTTATCTCCTCCTTTTGCCAGTGCATTACAGGTGGACCCCATCATGCACTTACCGATGACTTTACTACCCAAGCGCAAACATGTCTTTGTTACACGCCAGCTGTTTAGAATGTTATTGGGCTTCTCCCACTTCCCGCTTTCGTCATGTACAAGCAACAGAAGCTTCTCACCGTCATAACTGTTGTCATCCGTGTTGTGCCAGTCAATAGACGTGTTCAGACCCTCCAGCTCATCTTCCTCTGTCTGGTCCATGTTCTTCTTTGTGATCTTAGCGGCTGGGATACGATAGGCGAGCTCTGTCTTTGGCTTGTCCATACCGTCCATGATCGGCCTGAAGAAAAACGGCAAGTTACTGTTCATTGGCACAACCTTGTCCGTGAACATCTTTTTGGCGTCAATACCTGTCTTGGATAATATTCCTATTCGTGCGTCCCTTGCAAGTGTAGCCTGGTTGATGCACTCAGAGCTAGACATGAACGAGAAACCAGAACGACGGTTTTTCAAATAGCACATCCCGAAACTCCTGTAGTCCGCCTTGCATGCCTCCCAGAATATGAAGAACACCCTGTTTGCCTCACGAAACCCAGGGAGACCAACGTCAATCTTTGACCACTGTAGATACATGTAGTGAGCTCCAGTTAGGTATGTTGGCACGCCACCGTTCATAAACCAGTGTCCGTTCTCTCTCCTATTGAACTCCTCCTCTACGTAATCAACCCATCTTGTCTTGAATGATGTGTCTTTCTTATTCCACTCGAATATGCTCTTTATCTTTTCCAGCTCCTTTGGAAACTCGGCAGCTACCCACCTATTGTCTCCGACTGGCAAATTTTTAGGTGCCTTTGGTAGAGCTATCCTTAGGCCGTTTATGTTGTACACCTCTCCGACTGTCCCGTCCTTGGATATGACAACAAAGTCATGCTCGGAGTTATATCCGTACTCAAACTTCTGTTTCTTGTCTTTTGGACTAAACTCTTCGATCGTGTACAATGAATCTCTCATTTGCTAAATCTTTCTGCAAATCCCTTGTTTGAATTCACTTTCGCCGTCTTTGGATCAACTCCCTTCTCCGCAGCTTCGATTGCGTTCTTCTCTTCATCGATCCTTCCAAGGATCTCAAACGCATCCATGATTGCAAGCTTCTTTGCCGCTGCAGCATTCTTGAGTCTATCCGCACTTAGGTCACCTTCTAGTTGTTTCCCAAAGATAGGATCTCTTGCCACTTTTATCAGCTCTTTTACTGCAGCCTCTCCAGCCTTGATGATTTCTATTTTAAATTCTTTAGATGTCATAGTTAATTACAATTCTATTGTCCGCCACTCGATACAATATTTCATCGTCGATTCGAAACTCGTACTCGCTGTCTTGTTTGAAGCCAACCCTCGTAGACTCTACGATGCCAATGTCTGACATGTGCTTACTTGGAATCACCATCTCTCCGACCTGCTGTATGTACTTATCCGTATCAAACTGAAACCCTTCATGGACCTTCTCTACTGGCCTAAGGAAATTGTATTGGCCAATTGAGTTCCACTTGCCATCCTGCTTATACGCATATAACTGCATATCATCCAAGAAGTATGTCCCTGGCCTCAGTAGCGAGAACGAGTCTTTCTCTCGTCCCTTCATGTCATAATACTTTCTAAATACATTGTGATGCACGATTACTATATCGCCATCTTTTATTGGTCCATCGTATCCAGATGGAGTAGCAACCACCACGGCATGTCGTTGAGTTACTGTGTGGTCCTCCTGAGATGTGCTTATTACAAAGTCAACGTCTCCGAACTTCCTAGTGTTGTCGTAAGTCTTGCCGTCTAGTGGTTCTACAATGAAGTAGAACGGAGATCTCATTAGAAGTCTATGTTGAACTCAATTGAGATCGGCATGTTTGCGCCAAATGATTTCCACAGCATAATTTCGCTGCTTGTGTTTTCTATCCAGATTTCTATCTCTCCAGACTTGTTTCTAGAGATCAAGTGGATCTTTCCGTTGCCACTAAGAACGTCTTGTTGCACAATGTAGTGCATGGCGTTCTTGTAGTCAGATCCTACCGATACCTTCCTGATAAGTTCCATGTGATTCGAATTAATAATATAAGAGACAAAATTACTACAAAATAGTCAAATGTTTTTTTTAGTAGTGACTTTTTCTCTATGTACTTGATTTGTGGTGGTAGTTTCTTTGTTATACGAATCGTATCTGCCTTGCACTTTGTGTATACTCTCAGTACGTCTTTCTCGCGTATTACCTGCGTATATACAAACGAGTCCTCAAGCGTGATAGTGTCGTATTCTGTGGTCGTAAATGTATCGTGTATCTCGTGTGGCTCCACGACAATGACCGTATCAAACACTACACTGTCTTGTAGTATTGATGGATCTTTCTTTATTGCTCTTTTAATATGCCACTGGGCAGAGCAAGAGGTAAGTAAGAGTGCGATTAGAATTGATTGAATGAGCCTCATTAGTACTTCCCTTTGCGTCCCTTCGGGTTGCTTTTGGTTGATCCTCCTGGACCTGCCCACAAGTTTTTACACGCCCAGTATCTAGCCGTGAGTTTGTTTGTGGCAGACGAGCAGTTGTGTCGAGCCTTGAAGCTCTTACGGGCAGCTGCGCTATAGTTGTGGCCATACCCATCGGCACCAAAGTGGATAAGCTTCTCCTGGCCGTTAGCACACGCCTTGACCATCTTCTTCTTGCCTGGCCTATCGCTGGGCCTAGGCGAGTTGCACTTCATCTTGCTCTTATCAGCCATTCTTTGCGAATTTTTCTAACACAGAGCCAAATACAGTTGACATAACCAAATACTCAACAGCACTCACCAGCTCAGGACTAGGTGCAATATCAGCAGGGGAAAAAGAATTAGCGACCATAGTGAAAACCAGAGCCAAAAAACCGATTGACCCAAGGATTCGTTTGTGTGAGATTTCTCCTTCCTTGCTAGAGAACATTTCTTTTATGAACTTTTTCATTTCTTGTTTATCATTAACATGTTTGCCTGACGAACTGAGTCTTCATACCATTCTTCATAGCTCGCTGGAACCTCAATGTTGTTGGCCTCAAGAACAACGCTCATTAGCTCCATTGTCTCGTGCATCTCTTCTGCTTCCTTTTTAATGCTGTCCATCTGTTCGGCAACCTGTTCGATCATGGTCTCGTTCATTACTTTGACCTCCTCAATAGCCGCTTTGGTCATTTCGATATTTGCCTGTGCGTGATCAAGCTGCATCTCGTATTTTTTGTATGGATCAACAGAGTTCAACTCTGGAGCAGTAGGTGTAGCAGCTGCTATAAGCGTAGAAAGTATGATGACTTGTTTCATTATTTGATTACTCCCATTTTTTTGTAAACATTCAGCTCTGACCTAAGAGCAGATGAAATCGAGTCCTGTGTTTTCAGCATGCCAGAGAACTGGTCTAGTTTGCGTTCGCATCTTTCAAGTCTACCCTCACATCCAGTGTTTATCGACTTGTCTTGGTTCTCCATTCTGACGTACAAGAATATAACCGCAAATATCATAAGGTACGTCACGGCCTTAGATGGGTCCTTTGAGAATTCTGAAAATGATACCGGTAATTTCACCCTACAAATATAAGGCCCCCAGATGACATTTTCTGGAGGCCCGTCTCATAGAGTAAGTCGCTGACTATCAGCCTTCTTGAGGTGTGAATTCGAAATTCTCCATGTTGATGGATCCCTTTCCGTACTCTTCCTCAATCTCTCTTAGGAAAGAATCTTGCTCTTTTGACAATTCGTCAATAAGCTCTTTTCCTTTTTGAATCATCATTTCAATGTTCCACTGCTGACGAGTTAGCTCGCCAATCTCAAAACTCAATTGGCTGCTTTTTTGTTGAAACTCCTTCAACTTTTCGATTTGATTTTCTTTTAATTTCATATTATTATGCTTTGGTGAATCCTAGTTCTTGTAACGCCCAATCGACAATTACATCGTCATTTGTACCCCATGAATCATAGGTGTCTTGATCCATTGGCAAGTTGCCGTCAATCAACATAGCGCCTGGAGTTTTGTTTCCTTCTTCATCTTCGTTTTCAGAGAATACTTGCCAGTATGTCTGAATGCCACTGGTGGGGCTTACCACAAAATTAAGAGCAGTAATTTGGAAGTATTTTCCAACGCCCTTTGTTGGCACTGTTACGTCTTGAATGTTAATCATATCGCAAATATACGCAAAGTTAGAAAACATTTATGAGAATTCCATGCAAATATTCCAAGTTCTGTTGTCCTGGAGGATTTCCTGGGAAGTTTACTATCCCACTATAGCCAGCATTACCCG